TATGAGTGACGCAACCACATTTTTTACAGAAATACACTCTAACAAATAGCCATTTTTCCTGGTCAAAATCCATGTCAATCCCATCCCTGTCACCTTGCCAAATGATGCAACTATCACATTGTTCACATCTCATTAAAAGCTCTCCCTGATGGCAATCCCAATGTGTTTAACAAATGGCACTACAACCGAATTTCCTAAAGCTTTTAACTTATGATTATATGATTTATCTCTGTGATCTATAGATCGAGCCACCCTTTCGGAAACCCCATCAATTCTGTGCTTATCCATTCTGGATTGACGTATTTCTTGTCCAGGTAAAATACTGCGTCCCTTAACTTTACTGTCCACCTTTGACCTTTTTTGTTTAGTCTGCTGAATTGATTGGGTTTTAATTGTTCTACGTTTTTCACGATCCCACCCTCTGCATCTGATGCTCTTGGTGTCGGATAAATTAAAAGCAATGATAAAGATGCGTTCTCTTTTGTGTGGTTTTCCGATAATTGTGCCACTTGGACAATGAAGGATTGTCGAGGAGTAGCCTTGAGTTTCCAAATCATTTTTAACATCATCAATTCCTTCGGTAATGATGCCTGGAACATTTTCAAAAACACAACACTCAAATCTTTCTTGTGAAAGAATGTCAATAATGTACGGAAAGAGGTGTCTAGGATCTTCTTTGCCTGGTTTGTGCTTGCCAAATCTTCTTGCAACGCTCCAGGGCTGACAGGGAAATCCAGATGTGAGTATTCTTTTTCTTCCATTTCTTTTGGGAATAAACTTTGCTGTGTCATGTGCTAATTCCTTCAAATCATCAACAATGGGTACATCTTTCCAATGTTTTTTTAAAATTTTCTGACAAAACGGATCAATTTCACAAAACAGTATTGGTTTACTTAAATTTGCTTGTTCAAAAGCTAATGCAAAGCCACCAATACCAGATGTTAAATCAATATGTTCCCACAAATCACTCATTCCCAAAAACCTTCTGGCCTTTTTAATGGTGGCTTGCTGTAATGATTGTGCTTGATCCAATGCTCAAAGTAGAAAGCAAAGGTTTCATCATGTAATGTACAATTAAAAAATAAATCGTGATGAATATAATCAGCAAGAAAAACGACAGCCTTTCGGCAATCTTCAATGGTTTGAAATTCAAGTAAAACAGTTAGGAGATAGATAGCATCTTCTTCTTTCTCGCCTTTTCATACCAATAGTTTTCTTTTTGTTGTTTATTTTTACGCAATTGAAACAAATCTTTTAACATGGTTTCCTCATGCATGAGCATAGCTTGTACCATTGCGTGTTTTTTTAGCTCTAAAACCGATTTTAAAGCCGTATAGACCTCATTTAAGCTTTTACAGATAAAAACTACTGCACCAGCTGCTTTAAGCCTTAGATGTAATTCTTTCTGGTTTTTCGTTGCATAATTACCTGGCCTTTTTAATTCTAAAAAAATAGCTGGCTTGTCTGGAGTAACAATTTCAAGGTCAGGCCAGCCAGATTTAAAACCCATACGTTTTAATTTTCGATAAAACTGTACTTTATTTCCAGCACCTTCATTTGCTGAATGATGATAAATAGAATTATCTGGTAGAATTAAATCTAATAAATTACATACTTGAACTTGAAGATCACTTTCTTTTGCGTACATTATTCCTCACGTTCAATATAAAAATCATTTGGCAGCACTTGACCCCTGGTGTATTCAATTATTCGCATCATGTATTCGGCTCTTGGAATAACTTTTTCTTTATGACCAAACGGTAAGCACCATCTTTGTATTTGTTTGGCATGGCTCACATCCAGATAAGTAGCGAGCTGACCATAACTTAAATTCTTAATTTTCATATATTGTCGTAATGTCATTTTCTGCTCTTGTCTTTTTATGCCAGGGCTGGCTGGTTGATTGATCCGAATCTATTTTTGTTAATAGCCAACCCTGGTTAAGAATTATTAAAAATCTGAATAGCAAAAAAATTTTCCATAATTCTTGACAAACATTCTATTTGACATTAATTGCCATTTCAAGCACTATTTATAAAAAGAATGCTAAATTAAAGCATCAGCCGAAACTTAAAGAGCATGAGGCACAATTAAGAAAGGGAATTGCAAATGAATTTGCACTTTGATACCTTTGGTAATACAACGAAAGGGAAAAAAGTGACTAAAGAATTATCCAGAACATTAAAGAGGTATGTCGAAACCTCACCTGTCAGTAGAGAAGAGATTAGATCAGCTGTTGGAGTAGATCGGTCAACAATGTCACGCCATTTAAATGGTAAAATACCATTAACTTACCAAAAAATACAAGCCTATGCGAATGTTCTAGGCATTCAAATGTACCAGCTTACAGGTGTAGAGCCTATGCCTATTATTGGTCGTACCTGGAAAACTGAAGATCGTTTTAGAGTAGCCGTTTACGATTACCATACGACCAAACAAAAGTATCTACATCCGACAGTTGGCTATAAAAAAAGTTATGCTGCTATTATTAAAGAGCAAGATGAATACGCACCCTGGTTGAACGGAACAGTTTTTATATTTGATAAAGACGATATGAAAAAGGAAGTTACACAGGATCAATTAGAACAATGGGCATTTGTCAAATTTGTTGTTGATACAGAGATACGATATAAATTAGCGATTGTTTATTCATTAGGTTTTAGACTTGGCGAAAAAAGAAAATATGAGATTTATATGCCTTATGGTGATAAAAAACCCCATGAAAACACTGCTGAAGTAGAATTTGTTTGTCCAATTAAACACGTTGTACATAGTGCAGAAAGTAAACATTGGACACAATCAGTTGAAGGAGATGGAAAATGAGTAATGAAAAAACATTAAAAACAAATCCAATGTTTAAAGAATGTAACGTAATACTTGCGCCACCAAGAATAGGAACATTAAACGAGCAACTTAAATATTGGAACGGACAAAAAGTTCACATTGAAAACCACCAGAATAAATTATTAATGAACATTGCCAAGCTCATGGCAGAATACGAATTTCACATGTATTCAAAAATCAGCAAACCAAAAAAATCAAACAATCTTTTTTATGAAATTAATACATACTTTAATAAATCATCTACAAACGCTGCTTTAGGTGCTTTATTATTTCAAAATTATTATGCACAAACTTTGATGACAAAAGGACAACTTACTTGGCATTTAGGAATTAGCAGAAATGCTTTGTCTGAAAAAGTTGATACGTGTGTTAAAAATAACTACTTAGTTAAATTTAATACTAAATATGGTGCATCTGACCATCTAATAGATGCCTATTTAGATTATGCTAACCAATCAGCAGATGGAATGAAAGAGTTAGCTAATAACATAACAAGTTTAATTAACGTCTATACAGCTGAAAAAAATACCAAGTAACTTGGTTCTCAAATTGGCATTTTTAAAATAAATGATGCGTATTATGTCAATTAAGTACTTTTAAAATCAAAACACGCTATTTATAATCCTTAGTAATGAATTAAAATTATTAGGGATTATTTTTATGGATTTAAAATGTACAGACTATACCCATCACAGCAATCCCTTATCTTCTCCATTAAGCTGGATCTTCTTTAATAAGTTTTTTGTTCGACCAGCTGTAGCTGATGCACAAGCAACAATTAAAAAACATGGCAGTACAGCTGAAGAAATCGAACAAGCTAAAAAAATCTGTCAACAACTAGACCAAAATATCAATTTTAGTGAGAGCTGTTATATGAAAGCTGGGAAATTGGTTGAAACAGCTTGTGATTTGCATTTCCTAGAAAATCGGCCTTCTGAAATGGCCTGTGAGTACGCATATCAAGAATTTTTGAAGTATGAGCCACGAAATTGGGATGATGGCTCAGACAAGCTTAGAATGGATCTGATAGCAGATGAAGTTTCGGATGTAACAGAAGTAGCAATAGAAGGGTTAAAAGCTGTTTTTAGTGGTAGAAATGACGAAATTACCTCGCAAAATCCTTATGTCGATTATGTCAAAGGACTTGAGTTAAAATATTTTACCATTCCAGATTATTTAGATTGTGTCGATTTAAAAACCAAATGGTCAAAGCCAAATGCAAAGTATAAATCTGGTGTGGAAAAGGGTAGCTTGCCATCCAGATTAAATAGTCAATACGTACTTAGCAATCTTTATCAGTTTGCTGGTTTTAAAATGATGACAGGAAAATCACCGATAGCTCTTTATGCAAACAAATCGGAGTACAGAGTTTTTTCAAAAGATACCTGTGATGAAATGAAAGATGATTTTCTGGATGATGTTATTGCTGATCTTAAAAAAAGATTAAAAGCAATCGAATTACAGATCAAAGCCGTACCCAATAAATTCTGGTTATTAGCTATGAACCCAGCTGACCTTAATGATTATGTCTGGAAATCAAAACCACCAGGAGTAATTCAGTTTTATAAAAATACAATGAAATTAGTTGAATACGAAATTGAAACAAAACCCACCGAATTTGAAAGAGTACAAAATGAATTCACAATTAGACCTTGATTATAATCCTGTAAGAGTAGACGCACCAGATACATCTGTAGATGCTTTTAAAAAAGTACAAAGATTTAAAATTGCAGATCAAATTATTTTTCATCTTTATATTCGTAAAGCCTATGGCGCAACTAATTCAGAATTGATTTCTTTAATTAAAGGTAATCCCCATAGTATTCAGCCAAGAACTACAGACCTATCGGAAAGCAGTAAAGAATATATTAAGCCACATCCAGAAGGATTAAAAAGAAAAAACAAATATCAAAATGATGAAATTGTCTGGGTAATTACACCAGCTGGCGCAGCTTATTACAAAACATTAGAGATGTAGAATGAAAGAAAATAGTACCACCGACAACAGGCAACAAGCATAAAAAACTTTAGAGGAATAAGATGAAAGAAGAAATAGCAAAAGCTATAGATCAATCTGAGAAACTTACAAAAAGTAATGCTGCTGTAAATTTAAAAGGCAAGCAGTATCTAATGGTCAAAGATAGGATCAATATTTTTAGAAGATGCTTTGGTTTTGATTTTGGAATGACTACTGAAATTCTACATAATGATGCTGAAAGAGTGTTAATGAAAGCTACAATTACAGATAAAACAGGGTTTGTAATTGCTACAGGATATGCTGAAGAACTAAAGGATAGAGGTGTAAACATAGCATCTGCAATCGAGAATGGAGAAAGTTCTGCTTGGGGTCGCGCTCTTTCTAACTTAGGCTTGTCAGGATCTGAAGTAGCATCAGCTGATGAAGTTGAAAAAGCTATTCAAAAAAATATTACCATCAACAAGCAATTAAAAAATGAAATAGAACAAAAAGAAAAAGAATTAAAAGAACAAAAACCTATCGAGCAAAAAAGCCCACCTCCAGAAATGGTAAAAGTTGAACCTAAAAACACAATGCCAGATTGGGATAGCTGGTTTCCAGGTAAACATGACCAGGTAAAAAGCCTTTATTCAACTAAAGAGCTTGATGATTGGGCTGATAAAAATAAAGAAATTATAAAACATTACCATAAAAACGGCACACAGGATCAAAAGACTTTATGCGCTGCATTGCATAGATGGTTTAAACAACAAAAAGATAACGCAATTCAACAAGGAAGGACTTTTTAAATGGGAGAAATGCCTATATTTCAGAATAGCAATTCAAAGCAATATAAAAATAAATTTGATCAAACAGTAGCTGGATCAGCCTGGTTAAACACACAAGATAAAGATGATCCTTTAAGAACAAAAAAAATTAAAGAGGTTTCTGATTTAATATTAAAATATAATTTAACTTTATATGTCATTGTTAAAGATACTAATGGTGGTGATTATACTCAGCATACAGAGATGACTGCTATAACATTATTTCCTCAAGGTGAACGATTTAAAACTGAAAATACAACTACAGTTGAAAATACAACTACAGCTGAAACAACAGAAAGCAATAAAGATGAAGAAGATGAACTCGATTTCTGATGCACCTGGTTTGCTAAATATTGCACAACTTACAGAATTAATATGGGGAGAAAAAAATAGTGCTAATTATCAGAGGACTCTAGATCATCTGGTAAAAAACAATATTATACCATCTTTGAAAATAGGTAAGAGATATTTTGTCAAACGTAAAGACGCTGAAATATGGCTTAACAGCACACATAGAGGCACATCCTAATAAAATAAATTTAATACTAGATGGTCAGCCTTACATTGTTAAGGTGGATGATCCATACTTTTTTGATTTGCTAATGCTTTCCCTAGCAAAGGCTAAATTAGAAACAATAAAAATACCTCAAGCAAAAACTAAATCAACTTGGGTTAGCCCTGGTCTTAGAACGTGTTTGCATTATGAAACATTTGGATTAAGAAAAAATTGTAGACAGGTTTTTTTTCCAAACAGAATAGACAAGATGCATTGCTCGGATGGATGCAGAGATACCTACAATGCAAAAAAAAGAAACATTAAAAATCAACAGCTTAAAGTGTCAAAAAGGTTATGTCTATTTTTTGTCACTTTTGGTGAAAGAACTAATTGTCAAAAGCAATTTATCCCAAAAAGAAGTGATGCTCGTTTCTGTTCAGTAGCTTGTAGAGATCACTACAACAAAAAACTAAGTAGAAACAAAAAAAAATCCCCCCAAAAATAGGGGGGAAAGTTAATTTAGGAGGGTCGGTCTTAATTATTTTTGTGAAAAGTTATATCTTTGTTGCTCCATCACAATAGGATTTTCTATTGATAAAGTTTGATTTAATCTAGCTGTTCTTCTTTCAACATGAGCTGATGTTTTCATCCAATGACCATAAACTTTTAAAGTTGTTTTAATGTCTGCATGACCCATCAATTCCATTATGTCAGCATCCTCAAAACCAGATTGTGAAATTAAAATACTAGCATAGTGATGTCTTAGGTAGTGCCAATTAATCCTGGTAACTCTAGCTATTTCACAAGCTTTTTTAATTTTATCCGAAAACCTTGCAGCAGAAATAATGTGTCCTGTTGTGCTTGGAAATACTAAATCTGTTTTTTGTTTGTATTGAGTTTCACCCCAATGTTCTTTTAATAATTTAACTAGATCATCTACTAAAGGAACAATCCTTTGACCAGCGTCATCTCTTAATTCTTCAGCTTTTGTACTGTGCTTAATTGCAAATGGTCTTTCCCATTTACCTGTAAATTCATTTCTTTTTGTTTGGTTAATAACAGTTGAAGAAATCCTAACAACCTTGTTTTCAAAATCAATATCTCCCCAGGTAATAGCTCTTTGTTCACCAAGTCTAGCACCTGTAAATGCAGCAAATGTAGTAGCAGCTTTCCAATAAAGATTAGGCATAGCATCAACTATTTTAGCTATAGTCGTAGGATAAATAAGTGATGCGTCAGCTTTTGGTTTTGATTTAAATTCACCTTCAATTTTAATGGATGAAACATAACCATTTCCAACAGGTACTCTAATTGGATTATATTTAATAACACTATTTAAAACAGCAAAATCAAACATCTGTCCTAGTCCATTAGAATAATGTTTAACTGTTCTAATTGATCTACCTTTTTTTAAAACATTAAAAACATAAGTCTGTAGCAAAGCTGTTTCTACATCTAAAACTAAATAACTGCTAAATTTTTTACTTCCTATTTTAAGATCTAAAATTCTTTGTAATCTTCTTCTTTTTTTAAATCTTTCATGCTGGGATGGATCACTACATTCTTCTTTAACATAATCTTCATACAATTCTTGCATAGTGTAGTTTTGTTTATCTTTACAAAACACAGGCATTTGTGTGATCAATTTTGTTAAGTAATCTTCAGCTAGTTTTTTTGTTTTAAAAGTTGGTTCTTGTATACCATATACTCTGGGTTCTACAGATCTTAAATCTAATTTAAATTTTTTTGTAGCTGTACTAAATTTAATTTGGACATCTTGTAATCTCATTTTTGAATCCCTTTCTATTGACTATTAATGTCACATATTGTGCATGAAATGTCAACAGGGGGAAAACCCTACCAGGTACTAAAAATTTCGCAGTGGTAAGGTATTCCCCAATATTTTAGAGAATACACTTACAAATCTCTGCGAACTTTTTGCGAACTTTAGCACCTGGTACATAAATTAACTACCTCTCTTAAAAGAAACCATCTGGACTTTCGGCATATGATACAAGCACATTTTTCGTTTGTTGATAATGGTTTAGCATCATTTTGTGAGTTTCTCTTCCGATCCCAGAATTCTTATATCCACCGAATGCAGCGTGTGCTGGATAAGAGTGGTAGCAGTTGACCCATCTGTTATCATACCATTTCATACAATAAATATAAGGACTAGATCCTTATTTACAAGGGTTTTTCATTCTAGGCTGGAAAATAATATGGTTACTCATAGCAAAATCATGCGAACTTATTGCGAAATAAAATTTCGCAGTGGTAAGGTATTCCCCAAAAAATTGGCTCTGCGACCATATTCTAATACAGACTACTCATAATAAAACTTGGCTGTCAGCGTGTCTTTAAAAGCCAAATTAGAGCATATTTAATGCAGCTTCCAAAGTTTCATTATTTCGTCTAGTCCAACCTTTTCCAAAGGTATTGAAGGTAGATAAACTTTCATAAAACGATTGTCTAATGTTTTTATAATTTTCTATTGTTGTAGCTAAACCATGATGCTCAATATATTCATCAAGTGTTCTTAAAGTGTTTGCACCTATTCCACCATCAGCCACAGTACCAATCATTTTCTGAAGTTTTTTTACTGCTCTGCCTACACCACTATTAACTGACCAATCGAATACAGCTAAATCTAATCCACTTGGGAGATGGTCACACTTAGCACGACCCCAATAATTTTTTTCATAAATAGGCGCAACATCTGCAACAGTTAAATCTTTCATATCTTTTGTACCACCCCATTCCTGGTACACTCTTTTTGTTACTCCAAGATTGGTTTCTCCACCTGGATCTCTCGGATGCCAAACGTACCCTCCTTCTGCATGAAGGATTTTTTCTAAACATTTTTCAAAATTTTTTTTCATTATTACTCCTATTTTTTAAATTTAGAAATTCCTCGCAAACCAAAACTAGCTGCAATGCTGGCATACATTCCAACTTGCACCCAGGCTGGGCAGTTAGATAAATTTTCAAAACCAGCTGCCATGATGGGTTGAGCAATTGGAATAAAATTACCTATGAGAATAAGCACAAAAACAATTGTCCACAGCTCATCTTTCCAGCTATCCTTACTTGCACTAGCCATAATCTTTTCCCATCCAGCCTCATGGGTAGCAGCTGTTTTCATTATTTCTGCTTTAGCAATAGCCTCTGCTTTTTTCACTTCAACTTTACCATCAAGATAAGTTGATGCTAAATTTCCTACAGTACCTAAAAGTTTTAATATCATTTCTTTTCACCACCCATCCAGATGGCAAAACATCCTGTGAGCATACCAGCACAAACAGATACTAACCCACTTTGCTGTATTGTTGGATCTGGCAAATTCATATACCAATGCACACTTTGGTAGGTAAGTATCGTTACAACCAACATCATTAGCCTGGGAAATATTTTGTAATTATCTATAAACGTCTGTGCCATCTTTTACTCCAAATGTAACCACCAGGGTTTCCACCAAAAAGTTGTTTCAGCATAAGCTAATATCATTAATAGTATTATGAGTATTATTTGCATTTAAATTTGCTCTTGTTGTTTCTTTAACCAAATAGCAAAAAAGATTAATCCGATTACAGAACAGACTAACGCCACAACAAATAAAGCTTCGATAATTTGTTGCTTGAGCTTTTGTTTCGCATAAAGCTTTTCTGTTCTTTCTTTTCTAATGTTTGCTTCCATTTTCAGCAATTGATCCCACGCCTTTGACCCATATTTAAACTTAATAAATTGTTGCAATTCATATCGTTGTTCTTCTAATTGTTTCTTTGCAGTAAAGCATTGTACGGCTGCTTGCTCGACACTATCTCCACTTAAAAACTTTTTATAAAAAGGGGGATGTTTACTATTTTTTATTCCTTGATCAATATCAGAACTAGCTTGCATCCACCTAGATAAATCACTACTCATCTGCTCTATGTCACGACCCATAGCAAATGCTTTTTTCAAATTGTTAAAAGCAGCTGTTGCCGTTGAAACGACAGCCGTTACGGTAACAGGATCAAACATTTTTTAACTGCGAATAACCAGGGATATTAGAAGAAGAATTGTAGAACCAGCTGAACCAATTAAGATCATCTCTAGCCTTTTGATTGCTTTTGTGAGAGTGTCTAGCCGTTCATCAGTTAAGACTTTGTGCATTTCAAAATCAGAACGTAATCTGCGAATGTCATCAATTTGCGTCATTTAAGAGCCATTATAAACTGATAAAATTTGAGCGTCTGTTAATTCACTATCAAAAATTTGAAACGCATCTACTCTTGTTGGAGGTCGCCAAGCATTTTCACCACTATAGCTAACAAACATTTCATTTATTTTATGATAAGAAAGTCCTCCACTAATATCATGGTGAGTTTCATAAACACCATCAACCCACATACCCATATCATTATTACTTAATCTACTGTGTGTACCATCTGAATGTACCCAAGTAAGCATATGCCAGTTACCATCTGCTACATTTGTTGTTCCTTCAGTTCTTCCTGTAGTAGCACTTCCATCATGAGCGCAAATTTTACCATTATTTATTCCTATGCCTGCCCATGTATTTGAGTAATTACTAATAATTGGAACACCTATAGAATAATGACCTGCATTAATTGATTGAGTTCCTTTAGAACCGCCGTATCCCATTCCTTTTGGCATAGTATCACCTCCTCTTAAATGATTATCCATTATAACTAAATGGCCAGTATCTGGTATTTCGAACATCACCTTCTATTGTCAAAGAAAGACTATTTGGCCCTTGATCAGTAGCTGTAACTGTACTTCCTGAAGCTGGTGCAGCTCTTTGAGCAGTCAACAATACTGTATTCGAATCACTAGTAAACGGTGTTGTTGATGGAGTAAAATTAGAAGTGTATCTTGCACTATTCGAAATTCTAAGATTAGACATATAGCCTAACATGTCATACCAATTTCCAGAATCTGAACCGATAAAAATTTCACCTACTCTTAATGATGATGGAAGGTTAGTAGCAGAAGTTTGATTATTTCCTGCTACGTTAGTGCCGTCTTTATACATTCTTAAATTAGTACCTTGCTTTACAAAAGCAACATGATGCCAAGCACCACGATTTACATCATGAGCCGCATTAGCTGTATAAACTTGATTTTGCCAAGGGTTACCAGATGTACTACAAAATATTGGACAAGTGCTACTTTCAGTTCTTTTTCTACCAAATGCCATTTGTACACCACTATAAAGGCTATCAGTAAAATGCACATACATTTCTTCAACATTTGGATCTGTAGTACTATCACTATGTCCAGCCATATGAAAAACCCAAAGTTCTACTGTGAGGTCTGAAAGAGAACCCATACCTGTTACTGCATTACCACCACCTGCTGCATATTTTATTCTATCATTGTTTTTATCAAAAAATAATGAACCATAGCCAGTAGTCGCCCAAGGAAAAGGATTAAAAGTAGCATGAGTAGCAGTACCAACTTTTGTAACTGTATGACCCCTACCACTTATATCATCTACTGCATCTGGTTTAGTACAAGTTAATAATTTTGTATTTGCAATTGCTGTAAGAGGTGCAATAGGAGGTGTAAAGTTTGAAGTATAAACTGCTGTACCATTGACTATTCTAAAATTTGAAATCCACCCAAGAAAATTTGAATTTGCACTAGTATGTTTTCTGCCTATCCATAACTTATCTATTTCATCATAATTTGTAGAATCAGACCATGTGCCTTCAGAAACGCCATTGATATAAAAAGTTGTTGTTCCAGAATTTCTAGCAATACAAACATGAAACCATTGATTTTCTATTTCTGGAAATTGAACAGAAGTTGTTATACGATCAGATCCAGCAACATAATAGCGAAATGACAAACTACCAGCTTGAGCATTGTTTCCACCAGACCCACCTACATATATCATTGGGGCTCTTTTATTTGTTCCACTTACGTTTCTAAAATCAAAAAGATGATGCGTATATCCAACAGAGTTTCTATAACCTACTCTACTACTTGGATAATCTTGCGATGGAGATGGTCCTTGAATAAAAAACCAACCCTCAATAGTAAAATCATTAGTTCCTAAAGTAAAATCAGAACTTGCTGGAACTTCTATATGAGCATTACCTGCTGTAGTTGGGCCTGCGTTTAATTGCAAAGCAGTAGATCCAAAAGTTGCAAATGCTAATGTAAAATTTTGAACAGTTGTTGCAACATTTACACTATCAGATACTGAAAATGTTAAGGTGAAATTTCCAGCATAAAGAGTATTTGTTGTAGGTGTAATCTTAAAAAATGTATTCGTTGTGTTTGTACTAGGTGCTAATGCACTATAAGTTCCATTAGATGTGGCACTAGAAGTAATAGTAGCAGTTGTGCCACCGCCATTAGCAAGCGAACCAGTCGTTACTGCATATGAAAATTGAAGAGTAGTACCTGGATCTGCATCTGTAGCTGCAATTTCTATTGTAGTTGCTGCTCCATCAGTTCCTAATGATACTGTTGCACCTGATGCTGGAGATGAAATAACAGGAGTGCTATTTACTTCACTAGTAAAAGAATACCAACCACTACCATTATGAACATAAAGTTTTTTTGTTGCAGTTACATAAGCTAAATCACCAGGATTTGCTGAAGATGCAGCCATAGCATTTACGTTTGCAAAAACTGACACACCTCCAGCATTACTATCAGTAGCTGATCCACCACTTGCTTGAGTTTGGAATTGTACTTTATTATCACTACCTTTTTTAATAATAACCTTATTGGAGCTATCACCAATCTCAATCTCTGAAGCAATTATTTTTTTTGGACTATCACTATTATCTAAAATATTAAGATTATGACTACTGTCTGTAGTTAATTTTGTATTTCCTATTTGTATAGGAGTACTTCCTTTTCTGTCGGCTCTATCTCGTGCTGCTGTCATCTGGTTCTCCTATGATGGTTTCGTAGGCCAGTCTTCATCTTTAAGATCAGGCCAGTTTGAATGTGTAGGTAAATCTCTCAAAGCTTGTCTGTAGGTTTTCCATTTAGCATCGTTGCTTAAAACAACATCTCTGCCTTGCGTCCAATCTGTTTCAATTAAAAGTCTATCTCTTTCTGATCTTACTTCTATTGCTAATTCTTCTGCTAATTGTGTTTCTATTTGAGATTGTGTGTAGCCATGTTGTGTTGAATGTCTTGCATCATTTTCATCAACTTCAATAATATTCCCATCAACAATAATTTTTTCTGTAGCCATTATGATGCTCCTATTCTTAACACTCTGTAAGTTCCAGAAAATGGATAACTTGTTAACCCATTATCAAGAATTTTAAATGATGTTATGACATTAAAAGAACCTGTATTTGATGTTTCAGCACCCTCTGCAAAACTATATTTACTATAGCCTGTTTGGCTATCATAATAACCCCATGAGGTACACCACCATCGACAAGCTGTCCAAGCATGATTAGCATATGTACCTGACGCTGATGGTTGGGTAATGTAAAGATCATAAGTCGCAGAAGTTGCATTACCACCATTGCCATTTGCTCTTATTGGATTAGAGTTTGATATAGCACCTCGTGTAAGAGTGTTATAAGAGTTGTTAGACCAAGTAGTTGAATTTGCAGCAAGAGAAATTCTGCTATGTCTTATTGTTGTAGCTGTCCCTGCGCCAGCACCATAATTTAATTGAATTGCAGGAAATATTGCATAGTTTATATTTGAGTTACCAGAGCCAGGGTCTATTTGTAAATTAAATAGCAAAACTCTATAAACATAATCTTGTGAAAAAGATTGTGTAATAGATGTTACTCCAGAAAAATCACCCCCAGCTACTTCTTCCCAAGCTCCACCAGAAGCTACTGCTGCCCAAGTTAAACCACCTGTATTACCAGATTGAGCAGAAAGAAAATAACCATTAGTAGGTGTATTCGATACTTTTAAATTAGCTTCATCAACTACATTATCAGCTATTACAGTTGCACCATCAGCAGTTGAGGTTACTTCTCCAGAATGGTTTGGATGTACATAAGCATTAGCACCGTCAGCTACGTTTAAATCACTTCGCACTTCTGCAAAGCTTTTGCCTTCTAATCCATTAGAGGTAAACTTAGCATAGTCTGTTGAAGCTACTGATGCATGATCTATTTTGACTGCGTTGGTATTAGCAATGCCAAAAGTTAAACTAGCTTGTCCACCAATGTCAGATAATACCTCACTAGCTGAACGACCTTCTATACTTGTTCCATCAATTCTAAGAAAGTCATTATCTACTGCACCACTTGTGAAAACTGGCACGTTGTCATTACCTATGCCTACATTCTTGGAAGCAGCAGTTCCATAATTTGCTGCATTAAAAGCTGATAAAGCTACCACTTCAATGATGTCACCGACACTTGCACCAGTTACAACAACAGATGTTCCATTAGATGCAGTTGCATCACCTTCTGAAATATTCAGCTTTAACCCATTAAGGTAAATATCTACTAAACCTACAGTATAGCTTACACTTATAGTTTGTGTGCCAGCCGATGTAACATTGTGTGTAGTAACAGTTCTCTGTGCAGCTTCAGCAGTTGATTGCCAATTGCTACCAGAGTAAACATTTAGTTTATTTGTACTTGTGTCAAAGTATAGATCACCAGCGTCTAAAGATGATGTTGGTGCAGAAGATGCAATCCTATAGCGATTAGCAAATGAGTTTACGTCAGCAACATTTGTTGCGACTGTTCCAATATTTGTTATTACCCCACTAGCATTTAAAGCACTAATGTTACTATCAGCAGCAGCTACAGTATTGATGTTTGAAATTGATCCAGCAACTATTCCAATATTATCGTCTACAACAGAAATTGTATTACCCATAGCATTACCATGTACGGTACAATAATATTTTAAGCTAGATGGAGCATCTGATGCTACTTCAAATGTTGTCTTAGCTCCTGATGAACCTGGTGTACCTGTTGATGTTACGCCTGTTGTGTAAGCATTATCAGAACTATCTTTAAAAGCTATGGGATGCCCAGCATTTGAACTATCACTTTGATCAAACGTGTATGTTATTCCTCTTCGTAATGTAATTGTAGGATTAGTTGCACCGTTTAAGGCAAATTTATTGCCACCACTAGAAACAACAGTAACGGTAAAGGTATCAACACCAGCTAATGTATTAGCTAAATTAGTAATATCCGATAAGTTTGTAACTACTGTGCCTATGTTAGAAATGACCCCACTTGCGTTTAGGTTAGCCATATTGGTTACATTTGTGGATGTGCCGAGGTTGGCCATTGCCGTAACATTTGCAGATGTAGCAAGTAAATTCATATCGGTAATTACATCACTTGTAATTAAATTTAGGTCACTAACAAAATCGGCTGTGACCAACGACATATCGCTAATAAAATCGCTCGTAATTAAATTTAGGTCGCTTATGAAATCGGCTGTGACCAACGACATATCTGCAACAAAATCAGACGTAACTAAACTCATATCGGTTGCAAAAGAAGATGTGATTAAACTTGCCTTACCAGCTACTGTGGTTATGTTACTTGAGATAGTCGCACAGCTAGTAATGTCACTTGAGATTGACGCACAGGTGGTCACATTTCCAGATATTCCACTAACAACAGTTAAAGTATTGGTAGCTGACGTTCCGTCTTGAATATCGGCTAATAATGCAATGTCAGTTGTAACAGCAGCTAATGTTGTTACATCATCAGATGTGGCAGATGGTTCGATTACGCCTGTCGTTGAATTGAATTGTAAAAATTTACCTTTCCTAGATGCAACATCTTCAGATAATTGAAAAAAAGTATTATCTATTTGTGAACCATCTTTATCTAATAAATTAGTACGGCTTAATCTAAAAGATCTATCAACCTCTTCCTGGAGAGATTGAACTTGCATGGTAATTTTATCTAAACTTGTTTCGATTAATTCAGCTGAAAAAGGATCATTATCTACAAGATCTAAACTTTGATCCAATGCTGGTGATCTTCTTATTATAACCTTTTCACCATTAGCTGGTCTATTATCTGATGCAGAATAATGAGCATCATTAGTATTTCCTGTATTAAATTTAAATAAAATTGTTCCACCATTGGCAGCACCAACCGAAGTAGTAGGTACAATGTAATGACTATTTAAAGTCTTTACTGTTTCAGTACCACTTGTAGATCTGACAATAACAGTTAAATCAGTTGCTGCTAGAATTTTAAAATTAAATGTAAATTCATGAGTACTGCCATCTGCATTTAAAATGACAGAACTTGTTGTTGTTGAAATGGTCATGTCAGTTTCCTATTGCTGCTTCAAAATCAATGTTTCTATTGGGAGATGTTTCTCCAGGTTTCCACCAATATTTCTGGCCGTAATTTTTTTTGTATCTTTTTGATACTGTTCTAAAACTTTTCTTTGCTTTTCTTGGATCATTCCAAAGACGTAGCTGATCTACAACAAGCCTTTCCATAGCTAACCTAGAATACCAAAGAGAAGAACCAGGTGTGTAACGTGATAAAAATTTAATGCTTTCATCAACTATATTAGTATCTTCTCCATTGATTGCCTGGTACAAATTACCAAGTGTTAATCTTGCTGCATCATCATAAAAAGCACCAACAGCACCAACTAAAGTTTTTGAAATTGAACTATCAAAACGATTAACATTTGAACCTAAAAAATCACCAAAGATACCTAAACCACCACCTTGTAAAATGGCAGCTCCCCAAAACTTTAGATCATTCATATTTCTTGGATCACGACCTTTTGCCATTTCTTTAAGTTGCATAGCAGCAGCACCCATAACAGTTGTGCCTATGAGAAAAGATGCAAAATATTCAGCTTTCTTTGTTAAACTTGTTTGCGCCATCCCTCGCATCATGTGGGTATAAATCAGAGTAACACCGAAATTCTTATACATTAAAACTGATTTACCTAACTCACCCATTAACGTACCAGCTTTTAAATCACCTCCGACCATAAACCGACCTTTTAAAGATGCAGAAGGTACAGCAAAATTAGTTTCAGTATTTATCATTTCTAAAACTTGTTTAGCTAAATCTTCTCTTAAATCTTCAGTTAAATCAGACCGATTTGCTAAAGCATTGACATCAAAAAAATCAGCACCTTCATGTGCATACTTTTGAGTGTTTCTTAAAATATCCCATTTACCTTCCTCAATCCCATATCGAGTAAGGGTATTTTTAAACTTTGAATTTAAATCTTTAAAAGCAACATTAGAATTATCTGCCATAAATCCAAGAAATTCCATGCCAAAAGCCCATCTTCCAGCTGATGTCCATTGATTAAGAAAAGACACTCTTAAAACACCATCAGCTATTCTGTTTGCTATTTCTGGTGCAGCAACTTCCCCCATCATTCGTTGCTGGTGCATAGCAATAGTTGTTAAACCATCAGCAATTAATCCTAATCGTACAGCTGCTTTTGCTCTTTCCTCAAATTTAAGTGGGTTCATCTGTTTTAAAACAGAATTAATTGTATTAATCTGTGGCAAGCCATTCATGGATCTTGTCATTCTTTGAAAATGAAGATCACTCACAGCTGATAAAAAAGCACCACCTAACTGTGCAGCTGTAAGAATAGATCTTAATCCAGCCATACTATTTCCCCACCAGGTAT